GTATGTTTCAGTTGCAAAAGAAGTTTCTTGGACTCCGTTAACGTAAAGTTTTAATCGGTTAGACGCTGTGCCTTGAGTTGTGTCAACCGCTAAAAAAATGTGATACCAAGCTCCAAAATCACGAAATAGCCTGTTTGTATCTAATCTCCATTTAGTTGAAACGGAATAATCGTAATCGTGTATTAAAAGCTTATCCTCATAAAAAATCATGTAAGAATGGTCACTGTTGCCGTCAGCGGAAAAAAGAAAGTAATGTTGGTTGCTCGCCGAACTTGTTTCTGATCTTTTAACCCAGCCGCTCCATGTCCAAGTTTTTCTGTTACTAGCAGAACTGGGGGTACGAACTAAAGCCCCTGAACCTGCATGGTCATATATCAACGACTGCTCTATCTCAAGCGGCTCTGCAACAGCACCACTACCCATCAGTATTTTTTTAGAAACGGTACTCATTAGGACATCACCTGACCGGCTGTAAATCCGTAGTAGGTTGTACCACCGTCTACCGTGTAGAACACAAAGATGTCTACAGCGTCGTTAGTAGTCGTGAGTGTCGGGGCCGTGTCTGAAGCCCACTTGATGCTTGAGTTCCACGTTATTGTTCTAGCGGTTGAGCCTTGAATGATCCTAAGTGTAGCTGCGGATACTTTTCCAGACGCTGCTGGGTTGGTAAACGATATGGTAGTGTTTTCCGTTAAGTCATGGCTGAAGTTACCAGCCGTTCTAAGGTTTAGTGAAACAACATTAGAGCTAGAAGTGACTGCTGCGTACTCTTCGCTAAAGCCGTTGTCGAGCGTTATGACTCCGTTAGCATCTGCTGTGACCGCTTTACTTGCGGCTGTCAGGCCAAGGGTAGCTATGTCTAAGTAGTTGAGTTCTGCTGTAGTAGCCGTTACACCATCGAGGATGTTAAGTTCTGTAGCCGTAGAAGTTACACCGTCGAGGATATTTAACTCAGCGGCGGTTGATGTAACACCATCAAGGATGTTTAGTTCTGCCGTGGTGCTTGTAACGCCATCAAGAAGATTAAGCTCTGTGAAGGTAGATGTAACTCCATCTAAGATGTTTAACTCAGCCGCTGTAGTAGTAACTCCATCGAGTATATTAAGTTCCGCAGCGGTACTCGTTACACCGTCAAGTATGTTCAGCTCTGCTGTTGTAGACGTTACTCCGTCAAGAAGATTAAGCTCAGTAGCGGTTGAAGTAACTGCCACATCTTCATTAATCTTGGGTGAAGTAAGGGTCTTGTTGGTCAGTGTGGTTGTGCTGCTGGGAGTTACGCTAGAAACACTGCCATCGACATAGGCTTTGATGCTCTGTTGGCTAGCAATGCCTGTTGCACTGTCGCTTGCAAAGTTATTTTCATCTAGGAAATCTTTGCCGTCTAAGATGTTTAGCTCTGCTGCGGTGGACGTTACTCCGTCCAAGATATTAAGTTCAGCAGTTGTACTTGTCACTCCGTCAAGAATGTTTAGCTCTGCTGTAGTAGAGGTCACTCCATCTAAGAGATTAAGCTCTGTAAAAGTGGACGTAACACCGTCTAGGGTATTAAGTTCAGCAGTGGTTGCTGTGACTCCGTCAATTAAATTTAATTCTGCCGCAGTTGCTGTAACACCATCTAAAATATTTAGTTCAGCAGTAGTGCTTGTAACTCCGTCCAGAATGTTTAATTCGGAAGCGGTAGAAGTAACGCCATCTAAGATGTTGAGTTCGGCTGCGGTACTTGTCACACCGTCCAGTTTGTTTAATTCAGCAGCGGTGCTTGTGACACCATCTAGTATGTTTAATTCGGCTGCGGTAGAGGTTACTCCATCCAGGATATTTAACTCTGCAACAGTCGATGTTAGAGCGGTTGTTCCGTCATTCAGAGTTGCGTAGGTTACTGTGCCGCTAAAAGTAGGCCCAGCAGAATTGGCTTTAGTCGCAACGGCTGTTGCAATGTTATCGAATTCGGTTTCAAACTCTGCGCCTTTAATAATCTTACCGCTGTCGCCAGAAGGTAAGCCATCTTTAGCTTCAAAGTCTGTTGTTTTTGTATAGTTAGACATTAGCTAGGTTCCCTCAAGCAATAAAAATAACGGCAAAAAGGGGGCCGGTTAAGACCCCCTCCAGTGTCGCTCGTTACTCGGCTATTGCGAGAACTAGGCCAGCTTCAGGACGATATACCTGAACACCATACAGGCAATCTGCCGTGTACAGAGTTGAGAGATATTCCTGCTTGTACTGAGTCTGTGAACGTACTGACTGCTGCTCTGCAAGGACGATAGCGTCTTTGTGGAACATCAAGGCAGCGCGGGTATCGATAGATGATGCGGAGTTAGCCCCAGCAGCTTCGATAGTTGCACAGTTGGCAGAAACATAAACGTCTACGCCGTACAAGTTTCCTATAAGACCTGATTGTACCGCCTGACCTGTTACAAAGTCAGAAGACACATACCGATCAATGCCCATAATTGTCTTACGGACAGAAGGGGGGATAATCAGAACACGATCTTCCATTGGGACGTTGTTATCGTCCAACTTCTGAATCATGTCTCGGAAGAACGCATCAGTAAAGATGTCAGCAGCAACTGCTGTGTCATCTGTGTACTGAGTTGTTGTACCGCCGTCATTAAAGAAACAGCCTGTGTGCTGGTAGTCAGTAGGTGCTACTGCCGCAGCGTGTACTACTGCTCCACCGTTACCAAAACCAGTACCACAAGAATGCAGGTCAACATCTACTCTAACTGCGAGAGCGTAACCAGCATCATCTGTGTAGAACTGACGTAAGCTGCTAAGAGCTTGCACTTCAACGATGTCCTCGATCAACCTTGAGTATTCAAAGTGTCGATTGATGTCGATTGTCAGTTCAGCCTCAGTGTTGGCAATGATAGTAACTGCTGTATCAGCAGCCTTAGCATTAGCGTCACCGCGAGTAGGCTTGGGGATGTGCAACTTGTCGCCTTTCTTGCCGTTCATAGCAATCTTTTTGACAAGCGGAGCCATCTTTAAGTTTTTTTGATAAGCCGCAACGATTTCGTCAGACCATATTTCAGGTATGAATGTTGCTGCTTCTGTAATCGCAGTATTACCTGCTGCGCCGGGATATGCTGCTGTAGCCATTTTACTTCTCCATTAAGTCATTTAACCCGACCCTCTTGGTAAGCTCTATAAATTTCTGGTTGTAGAACCTGATACCTTTCTGGGTCTGTTCTCATCAGTTTAATAATGTCGGCCCTACGATAGACCTTTTTACGTGATCCCTCTGCACTGCCTTGTGCGCTACCTGTATTAGCTGATCTAATTTGTTGCTTCCGCGCTAGTTTTTCAACATTTGCGGTTTGCTCTGCGACTTCCCGCCTACCACTTGTTAAACCTTTCCAAGTAGTAAAAAGTTCGTCACCAGCTTCAGCACTATAATTAGTGTTTGCCTCTGCAAATAACTGTTGCCTAAAAGTAGATCCTCCTACCCATTCTTTGAAACCCTCGTCTTTAAGGATTTCTTGCATGTCAGGATGCTTGCCTTGCAACTCCGCTAGTGACGTTTGTTTCTTGTACCTAGCAGTGTACGCTTCAGCTTCTTTAATTTTAGGATGATTATCAATCGCACGATTAACGGCGGCTTGAGGATCTGTAAAATAGTCCAAATCATCTTCAGGCTCAACGTGTTGTTGAGGTGCTGATTGTTGTGGTTGATTAGTAATGTAATCATCTACAACTTTGCGAAGATCGCCCACCTCAGAAGACTGACGGCCTAAAAGCTTTTCAGCTTCCTGGTGCATCTGTACGACTTGCTCCAAAGATTTACCTGAGTATTTCTCTGGGACTTGAGGCTCTTGAGGTTGCTCAACTTGATCCGTTAGAGTTGTATCTAAAGGAAGTTGCTGAATCTCTTGATCTTCACCTTCAACGCTGACTGCTTGCTCCTCTTCAGGAGGCATATCAACAATTGACGCTCTTGACATAATTAAACTCCGTGATTATTGAATCATTATGGAGATACATTTCTTCTACCTGCTTGTTCGTGATCTTTTATCCATTTGATGTGTCTACCAGGGTAATCCCCGCTAGAACCATCCAAGATAAAGGACGGGGCAGATAGCATTTTTTTAGCATCCTCGCCACAATCGCACCTGCTGACTGCTGCGCTGCTGCTAACAAACTTCTCGAATATGTGTCCTTTTGGACAACAAAAATCGTAAACTTTTAACATTCTACTCTTTCCAGTCTGCTTTCATAGACTTTAAAGCTAGTTTATTCAGAGCTTTCTTGGCCTTCTACCTGCTCTCTTCCTGCCTCAATCGTACCTTCTATGTTAATAATTGAGTAAAAAGCAGCAATTTGGCCTTTTCTAAAGAATAACTCTTCTACATCTTTAACCGTTTGTATATCTGCAATACGGTCAACATTGTTAGAAACGTCCTGTAAGAGTTGTTTGAAGCCCTCATGATTGAATAACTCGTTGTAGTTATTGTAATAGGTTTCAAGCTCTGGTGTCATAACATTCCTTTGTTATCTAATACGGTTTTTTTACTTTCTTCTTTTTTTTCTTTGCTGTTTTAGCAGCATTTCTAAAGTCTTGGTCAGTTGGTGCGCCTGGGCTTCCTTTTTTTCTCATCACTTTTCCAGCCTTCTTTTTGTTATTAATGTTTCTATAAAGACTCATTA